ATAAAGTTAATATAGTTAGAATTTTAGCTAGAAATACAATCGAAGAAGAGATATTTAAAAAAAATTACCAGGATAATCAATTTATTCCAATTGATAAAGTAATTAACACACCTATTGATTTAGATATTTAACCTTAACTAAAATATAGTAAGTTGTAATATAAATAATTTCTCATATATTTATATGATAAATTATTTTGAAAAATATTTAAAATACAAAACCAAATATCTTAATTTAAAACAACAAATAGGAGGAACACTAGATGTTGATTTGCTAAATGCTAAAATAGAAAAGTTTAATAAGATTATACAAGATTGTGATGGATATGATAATAGTTTTACCGTAGATGTATTATTACCTAGAGCTAAATTAAATAAGATTATAAAAAAATCACAAGTTCCGACATATTCAATACCAAAAAAAGTTTTACCAAATCATTTTTTTATTTATGTTAAATCTAATGATATATGGGCATCCTTTATTGATGTATATTTTGAGAATGATGTTATTAAATATAATTATAGTTTTACCAGAGAAGAATATAGACGTCTAGGTTTATCTAAATTATTAAGATTATTAGTGATAGATTATGGCTATCATAATAGTAGGATTAATAGTGTTGTAAGTACACCGTTTGAAGAGGCGCATTCTAAACCCCTCCTAGATGGTTTTGATTTTGAGAAAGGAGAAGGAACTGTTGTTTTCTTACAATTAAGTAAAATAGAAGACATTGAACAATATATTTCTGACAAACTAAAAAAATATTGTAGTAATTTAAGAGAAGAAGGTAATAGTAAAGAAGATGATGATAAATAAGACTTAATATATTTAATTAATTCAAGTAATCAATAAATAATCTAGAGAAGACAAAGACACAGTACATAACTAAACCAAATTTAAGTAAATCATATACTAAATTGCCTAATTTAAACTTGTAAAATCCAGCATCAACTTCCCATTTTTTTAAACCATGAAAATCAGCTTTATTATCATTGTTGTAATCAGCATTCATAATTGGATCAAGAATATTATCCATAATACTATCCATAAGGTAATTAATTTGTTTACCAATAACATAGGAAACTGCAAGTGCCATAACTTTATTTTCAATTAAGAATTTTCTAAAAGTAACAAAGTTAAATAGGTTAAATGATTCTGGTTGAAATTCAATATCTGCATCGAATGAAGTTAACTTACTCATATAATATAATTTATATTTTTATTTATAAAATTAGCTTAAAGCTTTTTTATATGTTTTTAAAACTAATTCTCTAGCTTTTTTATGATCAACAATAGGCTCAGGGTATTTTAAATTATATTTTTTTCTAATATTACTATCTTCCCATTTATGAATATCTTTAAAATCTACATCTTTTAAAATAGGTAACCATTTTTTAATATAGCTAGCATCAGGATCAAATTTCTTACTTTGTGTCCAAGGATTAAATATTCTAAAGTACGGTTGTGCATCAGTTCCACTGCCACTACTCCATTGCCAACCTCCATTATTACTATGACAATCGTAATCTACTAATTTAGTTGCAAAATATTTTTCACCTTCTCTCCAATCTATTAATAAATGTTTAGTAAGAAAACTAGCTACTATCATTCTACCTCTATTGTGCATGTAACCAGTAGTATTTAATTGCATCATACATGCATCTACAATAGGATATCCTGTTTTACCCTGAGTCCAAGCTTTTAATTTTTTTTTACTTTTTGACCATTTTATCTTATCGTAATCTTCTCTAAAAGAAATATTTTTTTTAGAAATCATTCCTTTGAGTACATTAGGAAAATTATAACTAATATTCATATAAAAATCTCTCCAATGTAATTCATTAATTAGAAGATTATCTACACCTAAACGATTAAGAATACTATGATAGGTTTCTCTAATAGATACAACATTGAAATGTAAGTAAGCTGAAAGAAAAGTAGTATGATAATCCATACAATTTCTTTTAGTATTATATTCTTGCCATTTTTTTAAATTTTTTAAAATTTTCAAAGCATTTTTTCTACCACCATGAACATTAATATTGTCATTAGTCTGATAAAGTTTATCTAAATTTTTAACTTTATAGTATGATTTTATTTCTTTTAAATTGTCATTTTTTTCAAAATTAAATTTATTATAATTATCTGGTTTTCTAACTTGAAATTTTTTCATAATGTTATTCCTAAACGGTGTAAATACAGTGTAGGGTTTACCGCTTTTATTATATGTGGTGTCATCCATTACAGGATAAAGTGCATAATCTTCTTCAGTGTATAAAGAAATATTATTCTTATTACAAAAATCTTGTATAAGTTTATCTCTTTTGACTGCATAAGGAGAATAATCAAGATTAAAGCCAATACTATTAATTTTATTTTTTTTATTTATTTGTTTAAGTACATCTATATTATCTCCCTTAAAAAAATATAATTTAGACTTGTATTTTTTAATTTCTTTATTTAATTCATGTAAACTTTCAATCATAAATTGTACACTATTGTTAGAAAAATATTTATTCTTTGTTGGATCAATCTGTTCGGGTGGGAAAATAAAAATAAGTATAATTTTTTTGTTATCTTTTAACATCTTTAGTAAGGTTGTGTTATCGTGTATTCTTAAATCACGATGAAATATAAAAATATTTAGCATTATTATAAGATATGAGTTTTTTATTTAAATAAAAAATCAATTTTATATATATATATGAGTTCACCTAAAATGTCAGAGGAAATGAAAAAAGAAAATTTTGGAAAAGATGCTTCAGATATGATAGAAGAAGAATCTGAAACTGAATTATCAGAAGGTAAAATGTCACCTAAGAAATTTACAAAAGTTAATTTTAAAAGTGTAAATGCAGAAGTTGAACATTTTATAGAAACTTCATTAAATCTAGAAGAGTACCCTAAAAAATTAGGTTACAAAACTGTTCATAATATCGTGTGGACAACATTCTTTAGTCAACAAAATTACTATTCATCTGTTTTTGATATTATTTCTAGCTACATCAAGGCACAAAAAATTTTATATCTTGAATCAAGGTCATATAGTGTTTTTTATTTAAATTGTCTAATGTTACCGGCTATTTTTCTTTCATCACTAGCAAGTGTTTTATCTTTAGCTATTGAAAATTATGCTTATGGTGGAGTAATATTAGCTACTGTTAATGCTTTTAATTCTTTCATTTTAGCAGTTATTAACTACTCAAAATTAGATGCTGCTTCAGAAGCACATAAAACAACAGCTCATCAATATGATAAGTTACAGTCAATGTGTGAATTTACTTCTGGTAAAATACTTTTATTACCAGGTTCTTTAAAAATTAATAATAAATCAAAATATTCTGAATTAAATGAAGATGATATGAATGAAGACACATCTGTTAAAAAAAAATCTAATAATATTAATGAAAAATTAGAATATATTGAAAATAAAGTAACTGAAATTAAAGAAACTAATACATTTATTATTCCATCTGAAGTTATTAAAAGATTACCTACGATTTACCATACTAATATTTTTTCTAAAATAAAAGATTTTCTTAAAAATGAAATTATTACAATTAATCAAATTAAGGAACATCTGAATGAGTTAAGACCTTTAGAATATCAAGTAAGAGTTTTAAATGTTAAAAATAACAATATAATTAGGAAAATAGAAAATATCCGCACTATTATAACAGATAAAACTGAACAATTAATTAATAGCTCGAATGAGAATAGAAAGATAGAAGATGATTTTCTAAAAGAAATTATGGCATTAAATAAATTATCAAGATGCTATAGATTTTTTTGTTAACATTATAAAATTAAAAAAATATATTTTATATTATTAATTAACTTTCTCTACATAATTTCATCCTTTCCTTCAAAAGGTATATCATATAAGTAAGGTTCTTCCACATTAGTAACAGAAGGATACATAAAATCAAATTTATCTGGTAACTCTGCTGGTAGAGCTTTTGATTTTAAAGCAATATCTTGATTCATAACTTTTGAATTTTTACATCCCATTATATAGAAAAAAAAAATAAAATATTATTTGTTTAAAAATTTAAATATATTTTTTTTATTGTATCAAGATAATTTATTACTTTAAAACTCTTAATATTACTATTAGAATAAAGAGGATAATCGTTTCCTTCTGGAGAACATCTATCTCCAAAAAAATAAATTTCTTTGAATTCAGAAGGAATAAATTGTAAACAATAACTTTTGTCCCACCCAATTGGATGAACGCATACACCTATATTACCTCCTAAACTACATTCAAAATTTAAATTAGATAAGTTATTTTTTAAATAAGCTATTAATTTTTTTCTAATTTGGAATTGTTTATCATATTTAATAAAATTATATCTTTCTTCTACAGAACAATCTCCACCTATTGGAGTACAATATAACATAGCTTTTCTAAATGAAATAAACCGTCCCCTCTTATAAGGTAATTCGGTTTCTATTATAAATTTTAAAACATGATTTACAATTTTTTGAATATTTTCTTCAGATATAATATCTTTAATATCTTGACTATTTAATAATGCAATCTCATTATTATCTATCATATAAGATACCACACCATTCTCAGAAAATATGTAATTAAATAGATAAATATGAGCTTTTAATTGTTTTTTAATTTTTTCTATATTCGCACCAGTGATTATAGCTAACTTATATCCTAAAAATTTTAAGTATTCTAATGCTAATATCATATTGTTAGTAATCTCTTTAGTTGATTTAACTAAAGTTCCATCAAGATCAAAAAGGATTAATTTCATTTCTATACTATACTTTTCTTTTTAAAATTTATTTTTTTAAGTTAAAGTTTAAAATCCTTATTAAATATATAATATTAATATATGGAATTAAATAACACTGAACTACAAACAAATTATGAAGAAATGGATTCAAAAATAAATCGTCTAATGACCGTTTTTTTGGACTTGAAGACTATTATTAAAGAACAGAAACTTAATATTAACTCTAATATGGAGGTTTCAACTAAGAGTAATTTAAAAATCCAACAAAATGAAGAAAACATAGAATTAAACACTAATAATATTGACACTAATAATAATAATATTTTAAATAATAATGATAATATAAATACTAATCAAAATAAATTAGAATTATTAGAGGGGTTTAAAAATAATGTTTTAGAAAAATTAGAAGTAGTATTTAATTTAATTAATAATAATAGTACCGAAATGAATAATGTAAGAGAATTAGCTGAAGTAAATCAAAAGATGAGTGAAGATATTAATAATTATAATAATAAAATTAATGAGATTAATGAATCAATCAATAATATTAATCAAAAAAGTGATATCGTTAAAAATGGAACTGATGTAGCTAATAATAATATCAATTTAATTCGAGAACATTTTAATACACATGTAGAAGAATATTCTAGCAATATTAAATCTGTTAATGATTACATTCAAATATCTCAAGAAGCTTTAAAATT